AGGTGTCCACTTACGAACATTACAAACAAAGTGGCGGAGAAAGATCTTTTATTGATTTTACTGACATGATTGAACGTGCAATTAATGAAGTAAGTTTTCCACCTTTAGAAATTTTAATTTTAGATGAAGCACAAGATTTTACTCCTTTGCAATGGTCTGTAATTTATAAGATTGTAAATAATACAAGAAGAGTTTATTTAGCGGGAGATGATGACCAAGCTATCTATAAATGGAATGGATCAGACTCTAAATATTTTACTACTTATTTTCCTGGCCGTAAAGTTGTCTTGCATAAAACTAGAAGATTTAATCAAGCTATATATGACTTTTCTCAAATAGTTCGTAGAGGGATATTAGATAGTGTAGAGAAAAAATTTGAAACAGTTAACAAAGAGAAGGGTTATGTAAAACGTTATTTAAGTTTTATGGAGATACCTTTTAATGAATTAAATGGCACTTGGTATATATTAGGTAGAGTTTCTAAAGTTGTTAATGAACTTAGAATGTCGGCTAAAGCTGCTGGATTATATTTTTCTGATAACAAGGGCAATAAATCATTTGACCAAAGGCAATGGGCAGCAATTAAATCATGGACTAGTGTAGCTAATGGTAAAAGTATAAATAAGAAAATGGCTGAAAATTTATATAAATACATTAGAGATATTGAATCTGCAAATTATAGATCAGAAAAGTTTTGGATTAATGAACCAGATTATAATAAATATGATTACACTAAGCTTGTAGAGTGGTGTGGCTTAAGAATTAGTGAAGAACAAAAAACAAAAGAGTGGTGGTGGATTTTACGTAGAAACTTTCATCCAAGACAAAAGATTAATTTTATTAGATTATTAAAACGTTATGGGCAGGATCAATTAGATAGTCCTCCACAAATTATTATAGATACCATTCATTCTGTTAAAGGTGGAGAAGCCGATCATGTTATTGTTTCATCAAAAAATGATTATGCTTCTGACTTCAATAGAAAGAATAAACAAGACAAAATAGACGAACTAAAAGTCTACTATACAGGGTTTACTAGAGCAAAGAAAACATTACATTTGCTTTCTAGTGATTATCGGTATAACTATCCTGTTGGCAAAGATTATTTAGTTTACTTACAGGAGAAAAAATGAGCAATAAAATATTTTTTAAACAAGTCGGTGGGGCACATTATAAAAAGTATGCCATACAACCATCTCAGTTCATTAATAAAAACAAAATATTGTTTGCAGAAGGTAATGCAATCAAGTATATATGTCGTCACCAAGATAAAGGAAAGAAAGAGGACTTACTTAAGGCAATACATTATATACAGATGATAATAGAAAGAGATTATAGTGAATAAATATTGGCAGCCACTTAAACAAATAAGTGATCATCTTGGTAGTATGATTACTAAGGATATGAAAGTTTTAGAATTAGGGCCAAGTCTTGTACCTTTTCAATATGCAACACATTATTGTGGCTGGAATACTGATGAAAGCAACAAACTTCCAAATTATAAAATTGTAGATTTTTCTAAAGATAAATTTCCGTATGATGATAAAGAATTTGATTTTACTTACGCACGACATGTTTTAGAAGACTTATATAATCCATTTCATTGTATGGAAGAAATATCAAGAATTTCTAAGGCAGGTTATATTGAATGCCCATCACCTATTGCTGAAATATGTATGAATAGTGAGAACTATCCTGAAAATTCAAAAATAAAATGGAAAGGATACAATCATCATTATTATATAGTTTGGAATAAAGATAATAAATTAAATTTTTTACACAAATTTCCTAGTGTAGAAATTTTTGATAGCAATCAAAAAAATTTAGAAAAAATATTAGAACATCCGCTTAATTGGAATACTTATTATATTTGGAAAGATAAAATAGAATATAAGCATTTACAGCACTCTAGGGATTTTGAATGTCCTGTAGCCTTAAGTTATTCAAATTTAATAGAAGTAGGCGCACAAGCTGCTTTAGACTTTAACCAACAATTTCAAAAGGATTTAATTAAATGACTAGCTTACAATTATCTATGACGTTTAAAAAAAGTATTTGGTCTTGTCCAAGTGAATATAAAAATTTATCTGGATATCCAGAAATTGCAATTGACTTAGAAACAAGAGACGATGGTATAACTAAGGGACTAGGTGCTGGTTGGGCAACTAACAATGGAGAAGTTATAGGATTTGCCGTAGCCGTAGATGGTTGGCAAGGATATTATCCATTCAATCATTGGGGTGGTGGTAATATGGTTGCTGAACATGTTTTAAAATATATTAAATCTGTTTGTGAGTTACCTAATACAAAGATATTTCATAATGCTCAATACGATTTAGGTTGGCTACAATCTATGGGTATGAAAGTAAATGGTAAAATTGTTGATACCATGATTGCAGCAGCCGTGATTGATGAAAATAGAAGATCTTACTCATTAAACAATTTAGCATTTGAATATTTAGGAGAGATTAAAGCAGAAACAGATTTGAATGAAGCAGCAAAAGATCATGGGGTAGATCCTAAATCTGAGATGTGGAAGCTACCTGCAGAACATGTTGGCTTTTACGCTGAACAAGATGCACGGCTCACGTACCTATTGTGGCAACGTTTTAAACATGAGATCAATAAACAAAGTCTAACTACAGTATGGGAGCTAGAATCTAAAGTACTTCCAACAATACTTAAGATGAGACAAAGAGGTGTTAGAGTTGATGTTGAGAAAGCAAGTAAACTAACTATAGAATTTGTAGCACAAGAAAAAGTAATCCTACATAAAATTAATAAAATAGTTGGTAAGAATGTAGATATCTGGGCGGCAAGACAAATAGGAGAAGCCTTTGATAAGTTAAAGATTGAATATCCTAGAACTGAAAAGACAGGAGAACCATCTTTTACACAGAACTGGTTGCATAATTCTAAACATCAAATCTCTCAATTAATTGTACAAGCAAGAGAAATTAATAAATTTCATAATACATTCCTTGCAAATATTTTAAAGTATGAACACAAAGGAAGAGTTCATGCAGAGATTAATCAATTAAGATCAGATTCAGGTGGAACTGTATCTGGAAGATTATCCATGTCTAACCCTAACCTACAACAACTTCCTGCACGTAATAAAGAATTTGCTAAAAATATTAGAGGTATATTCTTACCAGAAGAAGATCATAAGTGGGGTTCATTTGATTACTCACAACAAGAACCAAGAATGGTTGTTCACTATGCCGCTTCTATTGGAGAGGGTTATGAGGGATCACAAGAACTTGTTAAAGCTTATGCTAATGCTTCGGCAGATTTTCACCAAACGATTGCAGAATTAGTTGGTATAGAAAGATCTCAAGCTAAAACTATTGGACTTGGTTTAATGTATGGTATGGGAAAAAATAAACTTGCTCTCTCTTTAGGATTATCAAAAGAAGAAGCAGAAGTATTAATATCAAAATATAATCGTAAAGTTCCATTTGTAAAAATGTTATCTGACAGATGTATGAAAAAAGCAAATGATGAAGGTGTTATCCGTACTAAAAAAGGTAGAAAATGTAGATTTGATATGTGGGAAACTAGAGACTTTGGATTACATTCTGCTGAAACATTTGAGAATGCTGTAGCTAAATATGGAAAAGATGGCATTAAACGTGCTTTTACATATAAAGCCTTAAATAGATTGATACAAGGATCAGCAGCCGATCAAACTAAACAAGCTATGGTATCTTGTCATGAAGCTGGATATCTTCCTATATTACAAATTCATGATGAATTATGTTTTAATGTAAAAGATGGAGATGAATTAAAAATAAAAGAAATCATGGAAAATTGTATGGAGTTTAAAGTACCTAGTGTCGTTGATATAAGTATAGGAGATGATTTTGGACAAGCTTCTTAAAACTAGAGATCAAGGTTTACGTACAATTGTACATCCGTTATATCAATTGTTTCCAACAAGATTAGAATTAAAATATTACGATCAAATTAAGGTAGATAACATTGAATACGATTTTAAATCAAAATTAAAAGAAGATTTAGAACTAAATGGATTATTATGCCCAATGATCTTAGACCAAAACAATAATCTTAAAAAAAGCGCTAATCGCTTCTTAATTATTAAAAAATTTTCTGATGCAAGTTTATTTTATAAAACTAAAAATGAGAAAGAAATTAATTTTTTTGAAAAATTAAATTTAGTGGTTTGGAAAATGCATTTGGATAATAAACCGCCGATAGATTTTCAATTTTTATTTAATCCACCAATGCAAAAATACACAGACGAGTGTATCTATCTCCTTCAAGAAGGAGTTAAAAAATAATTTATTTAACTTAAGAAGCTATAGAGTCTACTGATTCTATTTCTTCTTCTGTCGTTCTTGTTTCTAACCAAGCTTTTTTTGCTGCAAGTTCAATTAATCTGGCTTTAAGTTTTTTAAGCTCAAATTCTATTTGCAACATATCAAGAGTTACTTGGCCTTGCTCTAAATATTGGTAATTCCATTTGGATTCCAATTTCATCTTTTGAGCAATAATAGTTTCTTCAGTTTGAAGCACCATCTAGTTCCTCATAAGTTATGAACATCTTGCTGGGAGTATAAGTTATTTCTTTAACCCAAGTTCCTTTACCAGCTTTCAGTTCGTTAATGAGATTTTTGTTCGCTTCATCATCATTGGTAGCCTTAAGGTCATGAGTTATTCTTTGACCTGCAAACCGAACGGTGAAGCGATAAGACCTCATAGGCTTATCTTATCACACTATTTATATAACTTACAAGCATTAAAAAAATGGCATAAACACTTGATTTTTTGCAGTTGACAGTATAAACAACTCATCTTATAGATTTAAATCATCACAGGAGAATAAAATGGATACAACTAAATGGAAAAGTGTTGCAATAAAAATATCAGATTACAAATTGCTCGTAGGTTTTTGTGACATTAAATATAGAGCACCCAATGCAATGATAGGAAAATTATTACATGATTATTGTGAATTTCAAGCTAAAAAATTAAATATATCTTTATCACAATTTAAAAAAAATTTATTAAATGGTAAGTACAAAAAAGTTTAACTTATGGAATTTGAAATAAGTACTTTATTCATTGAAAAACTTTTAAAAAAGAAATTTCGCAAACATTGTTTAATTGGAGACAAGAAGTTTTTTGATCCATACATATTTCCTGTTGCTAAAGAGTTAGAAGATAATTTTACAATAATAAAACAAGAGACTGAAGAAATTTTAAAACGATACAATGATCTTACTCCATTTCAATTAATTTCTCCGGCACAAACCTATATTTCTAATGATGATAAGTGGAGGTTGTTTTTTTTCAAAGCAGCAAACCTTAATTTTAAAAAAAATCAAAAACTTGCGCCTAAAACAATGGAGATTATAAATAAGCATAAGGAAATTATTTCAACCTATATCTCTGTCCTTGGCCCACATAAAATGTTAAATCCACATGAAGGCCCTTGGTCTGGGGTTTTACGTATGCATCTTGGTTTAATTATACCAGATGAAACTAAATGTATGTTAATTAATGGCGGAGAGAAATATTATTGGAAAGAGGGTAAAACCGTTTTATTTGATGACACTTACGAACATGTTGCTGTAAATGGCACAGATAAACTTAGAGCTATATTGTTCATAGATATCATGAGACCTTTACCACAGCCTTGGAAATTTATTAATTGGGCAATATTAAAATTATCTTTACTATTTCCATATGTATGGGTACCCTACTTTAGACACAAACGTTGGGAAAAAAAGTTTTATAAAAATGATTGAACTTTTTTTTGATTTGGGTTTAGTTTATTCGCTTTTTGCAATTATTGTATGCTTAGTTATTTATATTTTATATTTAAATAATGGCAAATAAAAATTTAAACGTTATTGAACAAGCAAAATTACTTCAAATATATGAAGAATTGTATAAAATTATATTAGAATTGTTAAAAAAATATGATGATCCACAGCTAGTTGCATCAACACTAATTGGCCAAGGATTTAGATTATATCGTGGAGTGCTTGAAGATGCAGATTTTAATGACTTGTTAAAACATATTGTACGAGAGAACAAAAAAATAACTCCCCTACAAGCTAAAAAAACTATAA